TTCAGCCCTGTTATGAGTATAGTGACCCGTTTTAATTACAGTTCTCGACCCCTTTTTCTTGAACACCACCCTTGAGGTCCCTTCACTGCTGTATACTACTAGGTTAAACTTTTTAGCAATCTTGTCGGCGTAATCAGGAAGGTGCAGAACTTCTCCTTCACCGAGAAGCTCCTCAAGATAATCTTCAATCTTATTCAGGTAGCTCGTTGAAACCATACTTCTCCCGTATCGTAAATGCCATTAAGTCGAACTCAAGCATTTTAAATGGATCATAGTCTGAATGCAGGTATTGGTTATCAATACAATCCAAAACGGAGAAGTCATCTATGGCGGGGTAAGTGCTTTTAATTAAAGACTGCCTTACACAGTGATTTAAAAAAGTGTCTATCTCTTTACGCATTGAACTCCTCATCCTGATTTACGATCATTTTGATACTTTCCAAAGCCTTGTCGATCCTGTAAAGGGAAAGGCCCGTAATATGCTTTAGAGTTGCATTTTTAATGGACCCTTCTTCAGATACAACCGAAGGGTCCGTAACAATAGTATTAACAATCAACCTAACGTCAGGGTTAGGATGAGCGAAAGTATCGCCAAGAAACATACTCGACAGATCCATAGTCGATTTAGTGTCCTCGATATCAAATGAGTTATGCTCACCTCCTCCTAACCTTAGGTGATCTATCGAGAAGTGCTTGTTACGGAAAGGCATCTTATTCGTTAGGGGGATACCCTTCTTGGCCTTTCTGTTCCACAACACAGTCTTAGTATACTGATCAAAAAGTTTATTCTCGATAGCTACATCAAAACACTCCCCTGTTTTCTTTTTAAAGCCTTCAATTGATTCAAGTGCAGCGATACACAGATCTGAATAGTTATCCTCTGGGTTAGCTATTGCCTCATCTCCAGAGATCTTGCCAGCAATCATCTTCATCAATCTGCCGTACTTCTTCTCGTAAAGGTTCCACTGCTCGTTAGTTAGTTTGTTCATGTCACTCATCATATGCTTTGGATGTTCAATGTAAATAGACTAGACGTAATTATCGTCATCTAATCTTTGGACTGTATCTGCCTTATTTGGAGTTAGGTAGGGAGACTCCTCTCTAGCCATCTCACGAGTATCCTTGCCCATACTTAGTAAGCTGTAACCACAAATATCCCTCCAAGGACTTTCATCCCCGTAGTTAGGATCTGTCGCAAGTCGGAACAACTTATCGACTACCCTACAGATGGTTAAGACATCCATATATTGCTCAGTCTTAATACCTTCAGGGTACAGAACCTTTAGAATCTTGTGAGATTTACTAAACGAGTCACCGTAAGCCTCTTGCTTCTCAGCCACTAGGTTACCCACGGACTTGCCTAACTTCTCGTAATCAATTTTTACCATATTTTATACCTCAGTAAGAAATCTCGGAACTCAACCACTCGATCAAAGGATCGTAAGTATGCTTTTGAGTAACTACGGATAACTCCTCGTAGCCTCCAGCCCTAGCAAAGTGAAGGGTTGCTTTAATCCTATCTGCCGTGATCATCAATAAAGAAGCGATAGCTTTAAACTTCTTAGTCTTGTTCCTCTCAGAAACGGAAGCATGCAACTTGTTTGCACGAGCGAGGGTATCACGAAGATAATGAATTAGTTCTTGGTCTTCTGGTTTCAACATACAAACATTATAGCATGTTGAAACCAGAAAGGGGAAACTAAATCGACATTGTGTTGATAATTTCTATCTTATCTTCCCTTACTGCTGCTTCATATTTTGAAGTGCCGTCAATAGGATGTCTCATAGATAGAATTTCATCAGCTAAAGGTAAAGCAATGAGAGTTTTTACAGTTCTCTCAATATTCCTAGCTCCATACTCCTCAGAATAACCCTTTTCAATTACATGGGACACAATCTCAGGAGTAGACTTGATTGGGTATTTCTTTAAAGTGTTTTTAGCTATCTGTTTGATGTCTTCCTTTTTTAAATCATTAAAGAATACAAACTCATCCACTCGGCCTCTAAACTCAGGAGAGAAATGCTTAGATATAGATTTCAAAAGCTGATCCTTGTTATCCTCTTCCGTTGGCTTTCCTCCAAAGCTGAGAAGACCGCTTTTAAGATCTTGAAGGCCACAGTTAGAAGTCATAATGAAGATGGAATCGCTGAAATCAATTTCGTTTCCAGAGTTATCGGTACACTTGCCTGTATCCATTAAGGCTAAAAGAAAGTTGTAGAATTTAGGATGAGCTTTTTCAATCTCATCAAAAACTATAGTCCACTTGTTAGACTCCTCAGACTTGTCCATCATTACGGACTTCTCTGCGTGACCCACATAGCCTGGAGGAGAGCCTAGTAGTCTACCTACCTCATGTCCACTAGTAAACTCACCACAGTTAATCACCCAGAAGTTAGGTGAGTACTTTTCTCCTAACTTTCTAGCTAACTGAGTCTTGCCTCTTCCAGTCTTACCTATGAAGAATAGATTTATGTGGTTTGCGAAGTCAGCAGCTTTAAGTTTAATACTATTACAAACAGAGGTGACTGCCTCTTTCTGACCTATGATTTCTGAGTTCAGAAAGGTATCAAGACTTTTAATTGCAGCCAAAGAAGAGAAAGTATACTTGTCTACAGTAGGCTTAACTTCTTTTATCTTTTTATCAAGTTTAGTAGAAAACTCTTGATCAACATCATTAAGCAATGAGTCTAATACTACCGAATCTGGTAGTAGTTGATTTATTTCGTAGCAAATATACTCAACTCTAAGTTCAGGGTAGTACTCTACAATAATATTGTAAAATTTACCTAGAATCTTGTACTCCGCCAGGACATCAAGATCCACAGGAGACTCCTTCTTAGCCTCCTGAATAGTAGCCATGAGTTTAGCGAAGCTCTTTATTTCGTCTGCGGTCAGAACATTCTGAATGACAGTTCTAACATAAGTAATAAAGCTAAACTCACCGGACTTAACACTCCTGACGAGCTTCACAAGCTTGTTGAATACAATCTTATACTGTCTTTCTGTCAGCCTTTTGAGATGAACAATGTTATTCAAGTCTGGGCTAAAGGCTTTAATAGGCTCTGACTTTTTTCTAGGCATCTTTACCCTCTCGAACTAGGGCATTTAGACTATTGAACATTGAGCGATTATGCTCACTCCCTGCCTTTCCACCCTTGCTCTCAAGGTCCATCTCTTTAAGTTGGTATTTTTGCATAGTTTGTGCTAGCTTCAAAAGCTTTTCATTGGCTGCTCCCATCTGACTCAAAGACTGGGTTGCGGCACTAATTAATTTAGTAAAAGTGTCTACGGTTAGGTTGCCAGTAGCATCCTCTTGAAGACCATTACCAAGTTCCTGAATAGAACTTTTACATAACTCAAGAAGGTCTGAGGCTTCCTTACGGTCACCTTCGGCGTTACCCTTTATGATCTTTACCAGACGATTCATCTTCTGGTCGCTCCACATCTGGTTTTTCAAAATATAATCCGACATAATTTTCTCCTTCGTCACTCTCTATGGGAAACCCTTGCTCATCATAGTCCGTTAGGTCTTGAAAGTCGGGAAGGTCCCTATGAGTATTTAGCTTAGAGTAAGTACCTTTACGGGTTTTGTCTCGCCTAAACGTCTTTCCCATGACCAATATCCTTTAAGTATCCTGATTTTAAGATTTTATTACTATACCAACCGTAGCTTGGCAACTGAAAATCTATTGGACCTACTAAAACGTCCAAGAAAGTCGCATACAGTACCAAGTTTAAGGTGTTCTCTATAATACCCGTAAATCCGAACAAAAGTAGACCTATTCTTCGTCTTATCATGATTTCTCCATCATTCCTTCCATAAATTGCTGGAAGGCTTGCTCTCTAGTTAAGCCAGCGTCTCTTTGCGCTCGGGTGATTCTAAATCTCTTTCCTGTTTTAGCAGTATAATCTTCTATATTTAGGAAAGGAGCATTAATATCGTTACTCTGCGCTAGCTCTTGCTTAAGAGCATCACTAATTAACTTTGTTATACGGTCCTCTATATTGCTCATAGCATTATTATAGTATCTACTCGTTTAGTAGATTTATTATAGGCAGCATACCCTCATCGCCAGATTCAATGAGAGTCTGTAATGACGGAGACTGAAACTTCTTACCTGTCTCTTTGACAGTGTACCAAGCACCATTACGCTCAACAACACCATCACGCTCTAAAGGAGCGATAATACCATAGTAAGGATTTAACCCCTGGTTAAATATTAATTCGAACTCACAGGTCTTGAATGGCTCAATAATCTTATTCTTCTTATTCTTAACCTTACCTCTGATGCCATGAGGACTCTCTTTGTCTCCTATATTCTCAGACTTGGAG